TCATATGAAGGTAGTGCAATTAAGTTTATTGCTAACTCAGTAGCGAAAGATGTCAAGGCACCTAAAGATCGTATCATTACAATTCGTGGTGAAGATATCACTGTTAACGTTACTACATTGACGGAATAAAGAATGCTGAATGTAAGAGACCATATATCACCTACGATACCTGATCAGTTTCCATCTCTCTATAGAGAAGAAGGAGACTTCATGGTTGAATTCGTTAAGGCTTATTATGAGCATAACGAAACGATTATGGATAGGAATATTCCTAAGCTTCGTGACGTTGATTCGACACTTGCTGCCTTTCTCGTATTCTTTAAGAAGAAGTATCTTCAGTCATTACCTATTGATACTGTAGTTGACACACGATTCATTATAAAACATATTCAAGACTTATACAAGAGAAAAGGTTCTGAAGAGAGTTTACGGTTATTGTTCCGTATGTTCTATGACGAAGACATTGAAGTCTTTTATCCTTCGACAGCTATACTCAAGCCCTCTGACTCTATATGGGGCGGGGCAAGATATCTAGAACTCAAGCCAGTTAACTCTGTTGACTCTTATCCTATTCAACGTGGTGATAAACTCACAGGTGACGTATCTGGTGCGAGTGCATTCGTAGATGAGATTATCTTTGTAAACTTTTCGGGCGCCTTAACGCCAGTTGTATATCTCTCTAATCTAACAGGCGTATTCATTGCAGACGATGGTATTGCTGTATCGAGATTAGGCACCACTACGAACTATGGTAAACTTGTATCAGGTTCTATTAGTGATGTCAAGGTAAATAAAGGACAAAGAACAGCGGGTCAACAAGTTGGCGACATTGTAAAGCTTGTGTCGTCCAAGTCAGGTACGAGTGCTACGGGTACTGTCGCAACTATATCAACGACTACTACAGGTAAGATTGATTTTGAACTAGAAGATGGCGGCTTCGGATACGTAGTCTTGCCTACGACTGATTCAAACGATACTCTGATATCAAATCAAGTTGTGATTGTTTCGGGAACTAAAGTCGATGCGATAAAGATCGGTGATCATATTTTGGCGGAATCTGTTACTGGCTCAGCGGGTACAGTAATTGTAGGCGGCGGAAGAGTTGTAGCATACAATCATCCTCTCCTATATCTCAAGACAGAAGATCAGACTAGAGATGCGTTTCTTTTGTATGTAAAGAATCAACTTTCTTTAGCAAGTATTGGCGACTCGACAGTAAACTCTAAGATGCTATCTATCTTTAATCGTGACACAGAAGGACTTTCTACTAACTACAGACTAGGCGATATATCTAATTCTGGTTATAACTTTGTTACGAACAGATACATTAATGCTGAAGATGCCGCATTGTTTGAATCATATAGAACTGGTGGTAGTTTAACGACTGCACAGACTAACTGGATTGAAGATCGATTATTGCCTGCTATATATGCCGCTGGCTTTGGACATAAGTTTAATGCTCTTGGTCAAGGCGAAAACGTAAACATCGAAGTTGGCGTAACTGCTTCTGTTCCTGTTACGACTATTGCTGTTTATAATGCATCTGCTACGTTTGATGTAACGACTATTGACAATCAAGAGAGCGTAAGTGTTATTACTGACTTCATTGGCGACTTTGCTGACAAGCCTCTTGCTGTAATTATTAATGCGACTGCTATGCAAAATCCAGGCATATACGAAATTGAAACTGTTGGTAGTACAAACTTTACAAACTTTGGTGCCGCTGACAATAACATAGGCACAAGATTTATTGCAACTGGTCCTGCTACAGGTTCTGGTACTGTGACTGACGTTGTTGCGACTAACTATGGTATGAGTGGTACTCTAGTGAGTCAAGGCTTTAATGCTGAAACACTCAATACAAGAATTAAAGATGCATTCGAATCAAAAGCGATTACGATTGGATCTATCTCTGGGATTAATATTACAAACTCTGGATTTAATTTCGTGAATGACGTATTCAGTGAGATTGAGTATATCGATGTTGCGAGATTCGATAAGCGTGATACTATTCTTACGTTTGCTAATCCTGACTTCTTATTAGAAGTAGGTGACACTGTGTCGCAGAGTGTACAAATTGAAGACCCATCATTCGAGACAGACGGTACAGTAAACTATACTGCAAAGGGAAGATTCTTAAAGAGAGAGGGCAACGACTTCTACTTTAGACAACTATCTTTCTATGACTTTGACGAGAACTATCAGATAAATATTAAGAACAACTTATATACTCTTACGAATGTACGACCAGATTCTAATTCATTACCTATGGGCAAGAATGCAGTGATATCAGGTGATGCGAGTTATGAGCAAGGACAGATTGATACGATCAATGTTACGAATACTGGATATAGATATGGTGACCAGGAGATAGTTGACGTTCAGAATTCAAGTGGACAGACAGTAGCGACAGCAACTCTGAGAACTCTTGGACCTGGTACGACAGAAGGTAAGTGGAGTTCAAGTACATCTTTCTTAAGTGATAGTACAAAGGCTCTACACGATAATGATTATTATCAAGAATACTCTTATGATATCTCTACCATCATTGATCCTGCAAAGTATGAGACATTAATTAAAGATACGGTAGGCGTAGCTGGCACAAAAGTGTTTGGCTCCCCTCTCATAAATACTACTAGTAATTTAAACAGTACGCTTGACGTTGAGTTTCAAGTATGGAATTTATCTGATGAGCCATATGTGACAGAAGGAACGGCAGAGAATATGATGACAGAAAACAATCCGTCAGAGGTACTACATACAGAAATTGTCGCTCTAGATCAGACAGCAACCAATGCTGTAACAACATCGATAGGAACCTAAGGTAATATAATGGCAAAGATCATTACAGAAAATTTTAAAGTAGAGACAACGAAAGAAATGTTCTCTACCTTTACAAGTAAGAACGATACGATTGCGGCAAACTTTCTGACGGGTTTGAACACGTATGTTGCCAACAACGCAGGCGTTACTTTAACTACTGCTCAAAAGAATGAAATACAGGACATCGTAGAAGGTCAACTAGCTACGAATATACCTGTTGCATCTTATTATATTGTGGGTTCTAGTATCGATAAAGCAAACGCTATTTTAAATACTCAAGTAGAGAAGCGTGACTTTCAGCGAAGAGTTATCTTTGGTAACAAAGTATCTGAAGATAATATTCGATACATGTTCTATAAGAACGCTTGGTTGACTGGTACAATCTATGACGACTTTGATGACACTCAAGATATATCAACAATCAATAACATTGTAACTGTTTCGAATAGTGAAGGCGACTACGAAGTATTTAAGTGCCTTGAAAATAATAATGGTAGCGCATCAACTTCAACTCCTTCTTTTACTGGCGTTGATCCTAATTCGTATGAGCAAATCTTTAGTGGAGACGGATACGTATGGAAGTATCTATTCACTGTTTCTGCAGGAGACGATATTGTATTTGGAACTAGTGATAGTCTGCCTTTACCTTATCCATCTTACGGTAACACTGACGTAATTACTGCCGCTAAAGAAGATATTTCTCAGATCATTATTGAAAATACTCAGATTAATTTGTTTCAACAATATAGATTTGGACCTTCGAATAGCACTACTGACTCAAGCACGGTATCTTTTCAGAGTATCGTTCAATCAGCTACTTCAGCGAATGTTGCTGACATTAGAGTTAGAGCAACTCCCAAACCTGGCTTCTCGTTATATACGGGTAATGATTCTTATAAGAACATGTACTTGTTACAGACAGACAGTAGCGGAGCTATGACTGTATATGATATATTGGGCAGTTCAACTCCTAATAGTCCAGACTTAGATATCGATTTGAAGATCAATACAACTGATGGTAACTCTCCTAATTTATTTAAGAATGATATCTTTCAGATTGTTCCAAAGATTAATGTAACAAGAAGTACGTCATCTGGTACTCCTTGTGTTGCGTATGGCATCATTGATCAATTCGGAACATTAAAGAGAGTTGCATTCAAGAGCAAAGGCAGTGAATATAAATTCGCTACTGCTACTCTTGCATTGCCTACTGCGGTAGCTACTAACTATACACCAGCGCAAGCCGCTACTTTGAGATGCGTAATATCTCCTACAGGCGGACACGGTTCAGATATGATTTCTGAATTAGCGATGAGTAGACTAGCAGTCATTACAAACTTCTCGGG